AGACGAAGAAGCAAAAATGCCACGTATCCGCGTAGAAAATCCTATTGGGGCTTACCCAGAATTTGACCGCTACGGACGTTGCGTTGCATTTGCTAAGCGATATGTAATGACACTAGGCGAATTGGTTTCACAATTTCCTGAGTATGAAAGAGAACTTCTTGGTGGCTACGGCTACAAGCAAGACCTCAACGCTCAGATTGAGATGATTCGCTATTACGACAAAGACCAGTCAATTATCTACATTCCATCAAAGGGAGACTTAGTTTTATCTTATGCTAAGAATCCACTAGGTAAGATGATGATTGTTGTCGCACGTAAGCCATCTATTGACGGTGAACTACGTGGACAATTTGATGATGTCCTTGGCATCCAGTTACTACGTAACCGCTTTGCGTTGCTTGCTATGGAAGCAGCAGAGAAATCTGTTCAGTCTCCAATTGTACTTCCTAACGATGTTCAGGAACTACAACTTGGCGGAGATGCTGTTATCCGTACAGCAAACCCAGCAGGTGTACGCCGTGTGGAACTAAACATTCCAGCAGGAGCATTCACCGAACAAGAAGTACTTAACCAAGAATTGCGTGTTGGCTCACGCTATCCAGAATCG